GTGGCGGTGGCGCCTCTTCTGCTATGGGTGCAGGATCAGGTGGCCTAGGAGGCGGAGGCGATTCACTTGCTAATGGTACTGCCAATACTGGCGGCGGCGGTGGGGGAGGCGGCAGTACTGCTAGTCCTAATAATGGAGGCAACAGTACTACCGGTGGCTCAGGTATAGTAATAATAAGATATCCATATCAATTTGGGCCAATTGCGGCTAATGGAGGAACCGTAACTACTTATGGTGATTATAAAGTTCACACATTTACCAGCAATGGTACTTTTACTGTTACCTCAGCCTCACCTGTAGGTATAGATATTTTGGTAGTTGCTGGTGGTGGTGGAGGAACAGGTAATGGTAATGGACAATTCGGTGGTGGCGGAGGAGCCGGAGGAGTTGTAGTTGCATCAAACAAACTAGTCACAGAACAAGCCTATGCAATTACTATAGGTACAGGCGGTACAGGTTCGCCAGGTTACTATCCACAGTCTTGTACAGGAAACGGAACCGATAGCACATATGATGATATAATTACTAAAGGTGGTGGTGGAAGCGGCAAATATCAAGATGGGGCTGCCTGTGCCGGAGGATCCGGAGGTGGCGGAGCAGGTAAAGATACTGAAGCTGGTGACACAACTCAATTAACAGCAGGATCTCAAGGAGGCGGTACCGGATACGGCAATGTTGGAGGAGCCGGAGTGACTATGCCTCCATGGTGCGGTTCTGCAGGTTCTGGTGGAGGAGCAGGCAGTAAAGGATGGGCCGCGGAACTCGATGGACCAAATTATGGACAAGGTTGGCAAACGGCTTCACCTGGTGGTATAGGTATCCAAAATAATTTCCAAACAGGAAATTACCAATATTATGGTGGCGGTGGAGCAAGTGGTAATACTGGAAATGCAGGAGCAGAATCTGGAGGCTCAGGAGGCGGCGGCGATTCAACTGTTGATGGAACAGACGGACTAGGTGGTGGAGGAGGAGGTGGTGCAAATACCACTGGCGGTAGCGGTGTAGTAATAATAAGATATTTGTATCAATAAATTATTAAGCGGCTATTTTTTGTATATTTGTTGTTATAGTTTGTATTTTTTTAATAACTGATTTATCATATAGAACTAATTTGGCCCCCGAATGTAATGGCTTCGGCCAATTACCTATATCAACCCAACAATAACCACTAGATTCGTTGTTTAATGTTGGAACAAATTCGTCATAACAAGCAATAACAAATGTTTTATAATTAAATCCATTTTCGGATTCAAATATATGTAAGGGGTATATTTTATGGGAAACAGGAAGTTCGCCCATTTCTTCTGCTAATTCTCGTTCTAATGTTTCTAATGGTTGTTCATCATTTTCTGCTTTACCGCCCCAAAATGCCCAAGTGCCAGAATGACTGACATTTTTTGAACGCATTTGAAGTAATATTCTGTTAGTAGGTAAAGATAAAAAGATAGCACCTACTCCGCTAATCATATATATAATCTCCAATAGCCGACTGGATAGTTTGCTTCAATTGCACTAATCCATTCGATACCATTCCATTTCCATTTTTTACTATCTTGTGCATTTTGTGTAAATTTTACAGTTCCCCATGTGTGTCCTGCATTTTCACATGTAGATTTAACTGTATGTTCTTTTTCAGGACAACCCATATAGGCGGCACTTGCATCAAAATTTACAGACCATGCAGTAGAGGCTTCACTATACTGTATTATATCATACTTATTACCTATAGCAGTTCCCCAAACACCATCCGATGGTACTTCGTTTAAAATCAAATATCGTTGACCATCAGCCGCCGGAGGTAAAGTACCATCTCCGGGATAAGCGACTGTGGGATCTATAATAGCATCTACTGTAGCAGTATCTGCTGAATTTGAAGGTAAAGTATCGATGTCTATCGTTGCTGTAAGTTGTTGGTCGTCCGGATTAGATAAAGTACCATATACTTGAAAATTTGCGTCGCTTTCTACTAAAGCATCCATTAATTTAATTTGGCTAATTCCTGTTCTTAATTCACCTGATCGTTGTTTAAACATATCATTCCATGTATCAGTAGTAACAGATCCGTCTTTATCAAGCAATGTTAATAAGTCACCAGTTAAATTTACGACCTTATCACCAAATGTTGTTACCATATAACTAGAATCGGCACCTGGAATTGTCCCAGAATTTTTAAATTGCGCCATTTCTGCAGATGATTTTGCAGTAACAACAGAAGAAATAATTTGATGAATAAGTTTTTGTTTTGTAACTCTTGCCGGAACAGTTAAATGTATAGGCATTTTAAACATCAATGTTGCAATGTCTATAGTATCTTCTACTCCTGTGGGTATGGATCTATTTGTCCATTGTACACTAGTTAATTCTACAATAGACAATCTTGTCCAATCAAATGGATTATCTGTAGCATTAATATCAACAGAAGGATTATATAAAGTTAAAATTTGTTCTAATAATTGAAATTTTTGATCACTATTACTTGTCCATATATCTACTTGCATTGTTAAATTATAAGGAACAGGCATGTGTCGTTCAATTTGATATGTGTTACCTAATTCATTATCATATTGATTTGTTGTATAGTTAAACTTTTTTTCAAACACCTGTATTTTAGATACTTCCGTAGGTGCTCGTCTAGATTCAGGACTTGTTTCTAATGCTTGCACCCAACAACTAATAAATGGTGCAGAATTTATTACATTTTCTGAATTTTGTTTTAAAATATGCATTGCCATACGGTTAGCATCACCGTATCTAACAGGGACAGTTCTATATGTTTCTGTTTCTCTATCTATTTCAATTTGAAAATTTGCAAATAATCGCATAAATTGTTGCAAATATCTACGAGTTTGTTTATCGTAAAAAAAGTCCATTATACATCACTCTTTGGTTTTATTACACTAGATAATCCTTGTTTAGATTTAACAACTTCGCCTGGCATAGACATTGTATCGGGATTGTTTGTAAATCTTCGTTGCGAAAACGTTCTTGTTTCCCAACTATCATCATTAGGATTATGATCTGCCGTATATGTCCATAATGTACCTACCCGTTTATACAATCTATTTGGTGAAAAATCAGTACGTACAAAGAAATCACCTTCGGTTGGGTTTGCTGGAAATTGTGTTCCGTTTGCTGACAAAATAGAATCATAATCAAATAAATGTGAGGTATCTAAAATACCTTTATTTTCTTGTTCTGCGGCTTCTATAATAGTATCAGATATTTCTATCTCAGATGCATATGTACTAAGTATATCTGTATCGGTTTCCATGATATCTTGAAATTCTTGTGTGTCAGTCATAGGACCTACTTTAACACGCCATATATGGGGCCACCAAGATTGAGAAAATCCTTCTGAAGCCCTATTAGCATCTTCAACTACATAAAATTTATTAATACCATTTAAATTTGGATCCAATAATGTATCATCACGTAAATGAGGTACTTCTAATACATCACCGGACATTAATTTTCTGCCAAGTTTGGCTATCATATCATTAATGTGAAATGATACAAATAAATTATCTGCTGTTAAAAAGAATCCAAATTGAGAAAGATCAAAATCGTTATCACTTACATTATATAGGCCACGTAATTCGTAAATATCAGGATCATATTTTCTATCCCTATTTTCCATCAATAACATGTCTTGTATTGTTATTTCAGAAGCACCATCTGCTGATGCATGGTGATTGGGTTGGGTTGGATCGTTTTGTTCGCCTACATTTTCTGGTCCCAAGTATTTGTGTACCAAAAAGGCAGTTCCGCCCACTTCAAATTGTTCTCTAATATTTGAATCGAAAAAGTTATAATCGTTGGACTTTTCTTGTCGCCAAAGGCTAAGTCGGGGCATATATCATTCCTTATTCTTAATATTTATCGAAATGTTGTACCCTACTAGATCAAACAATAGTATCTATAATAACTTTTGTGATATCATATGGATTAGCATTAGATGCAGGTCGTCTATCTTCTAAGTAACCGGTTGTATAATTAGACTCAACTGTCTCAAGAGGTATTCTTACACTTGCACCTCTATCACCTTCGCCGTAAGTAAACTGATCAATGGATGCTGTCTCGTGTTTACCAGTCAGTCTTTGATCATTATCTTTTCCATATACTGCTATGTGTTCAGCATGTCGGTTTTTCATCTTATCCAATATATCATGAAAAATACCTAACTGAGAATCGTTTCTCATCTCGTCTGTGCTAAAGTTTGTGTGCATACCGGATCCATTCCAGTCACCCTTAATAGGTTTAGGTTCTATATTAATATCACAGCCATGCTCTTCTGCAACTCTCTCTAAAATATATCGTGACATCCAAAGATCATCACCGGCATTCTTTGCACCTTTACTAAACACTTGATATTCCCATTGGCCAAGAGCAACTTCGGCATTTGTGCCAGTGATATCAATCTCTGCATCAATACATGCATCCATATGATCCGAAACTACTTTTCTTCCTGCAACTTTACTTGCACCCACACCACAGTAATATGGTCCTTGGGGTCCAGGCTCCCCGTTTGCCCAGCCTAGTGGTTTACCAGTACCATTTGTTATAAAGTATTCTTGTTCAAATCCAAACCAATAATCATCGGAGTCTTCGAATGTTA